AACATTTGATTTACCGCAGATAATTATAGATATGGCTAATAAATATTCACCAATAAGAAGAGCTACTATAGAAACAGTGGCGGCTCAGGAAATGGTGAGAGATATGGTTACAAGATTAGCACATAGCGATAAAAGATTGATTCCGGGTATATTTAAGGGTGTTAAGCCGCCGGGAGGTATAAAGAAGGAAGATAGGTTGGAAACTACGCTTGGGCCGATAGTAAATTCAAAGAAGCTGTATATAAGGCGTAGTATGACTGAGCTGGTTGATGAGTTCTTTGAACATCCATTTCCTCGTCATGATGATTTAATGGATGGATTATATTACGCTGATTATTATGCTAAGGCGCCATCAAGTTCTAGAATGAAGAAAAATGAATATAAAAGCAGTAGCAAAAAGAAGGCGATAGGAGGAAAAGTATATAATTGGATGACCGGACTAAGAATGTCTTGACAGTAAGTATTTTAATATTTAACTTTGGGGCGGTATGCCTAACCTAAAAACAGACCCTAGAGCTGAAAAGAGTCAGGAACTATGGCAGCGCTGGCGAGATGCGCGTTCATCTTGGGATACTGAAGCTCGTTCAGATATTGATTTCTATTCTGGAAATCATTATACAACTAATGAGTCAGATGACCTTTCTTCAGTTAATCAGGCTGCTGTTCCTATGGACAGGATTGGCCCTGCTGTTGAGAAGCTGAAAAGTATAATTACAGCTACACCTCCTGCGTTTACAGTTATACCAAGGGAAGATTCAGACGCTAAGTTATCTAAGATTTGGCGTGTTATACTTGGTTATTGCTGGGAATTGTCTAGCGGTGATATGCATATGAAGCAGGCAATACATGATTATGCCGTTACTGGGCTAGGTTATTTGTATGCTTATCTTGATAGTGAATCAGATTTCGGTAGGGGCGATATCAAGTTCACAAGTGTGAATCCATTTCGCGTATATGTTCCTCCTTCTTCTAGGGACAGGTTTTTTGATGATGCTGACAGTATCATATTGTCTACTATACTCACCGAAGAACAGGTACTTCGCCTCTACCCTGAATTAGGGCCGCAGTTAGACCCTGAAACGGGAGAAATGACTGAGGGTCTGATAAAGGATATATCTACACATTTTGATGAGGATTATCCTTCAGCTCAAAATAAGAATAGTGTTTATACAGTATACCCTGATGCTTCTAGGGATTTGGATTATGGAGAATCAGAGTATTATCAGATATTAGAGAGATTTTATAAGACTAAGGTTCCTTTTTATCGTATAGTTGATGTGCGTACTCAGGAAGAGCAGGTATTGAGCGAGCCAGAGTTTCAGCTGTTTTTGTCTGAAAATCCTGATGTATTTGAAAGCGGTTTGATGGAATATGCAGAAGTATTGCAGAATAGGGTTGGAGTTATAGCTTCTGTCGGTGAAATAGTATTATATGAATCAATACTTAATATTGAAATATATCCTATTATACCTCTTCCCAATGTATATACTGGAACTCCGTATCCGCGTTCTGATGTTTCCAGAGCTAGGCCAATGCAGAGATTGCTTAATAAACTTTGGTCATTGGCTATATCGCATGCGCAGGCTTCAGCAGGGTTGAAATTATTAGTTCCTCTTGGCAGTGTAGAGAATATAGGTGATTTAGAACGTGACTGGGCTAATCCTAATGCTGTTATAGAAGTAGATAGTTCACAGGGGGAACCGCATTATCCATCTCCGACTCCATTGGCGGCTGAATTTTACAGACTTATACAGACTGCTGAACATTATATTGATTTTACATTTGGGCTTCCAGAGTTGATGCATGGTTTTTCTGAGGAGGCTCCTGATACTGTGCGCGGTACTGAAAAAATGATATCTCTTGGGGCTGAAAGGCCTAAATCTAAATTAAGAGATATTGAATTTGGTATTAGCAGATTAGGAAGAGTAATGTATGGTCTAGGTAAAAGTCATTACTCATATCAGAAAATGTTTAGACTTGCTCAGCCAAATAATGATTTGTCAGAGGTTACTGTTAATTTGTATGATGATGTTAGCGGTACACTGATGGATATAGCTAAAGATAAATATAATGTTAATCAGCATGATGTAACTATAGCTCCCGGTTCTACATTGCCAACAAGTAAATGGGCTGAATATAATGTCTATTTGGAAGCGTTTCAGTTGGGTATTGTAGATAGGGAGGAAGTTTTGAAGAAAAATCCAGAAATATTTGATAAAGAAGGAATTTTACAGAGAACTGGAGAAATACAACAATTACAGGGCATGGTACAACAATTAGAAGGCCAAGTCAAAGATTTGCAAGGCGACTTGCAGACCGCTCGAAGAGAGTCGGTGGCAGATAGAAAGAGGGTTGAAGTTGAAAAGTTTAAATCCAAGCTTTCTAATGTCGAATCAGATGCTAAAGCAACTAACAAAGTGCAGGCTGAAAAGCTTGCCGGAGCAGTGAAGCTCGCGGCTGAGAAATCCAAAAATATGATGGGTTCTGCTCAAGAAGCTGGCGAGACATTGTAGAAAGGAATAAAATGGAACAAGCTGAAGCAATACAACCTACCGATGAACAAGTGATAGATAATGTTATCGGTAGTAGTGACGGTATGTCTGATACCTTTTTTGAGGATGATGCCACACAACAAGAAGATATTCTGGGATTCGATGAAGTTCCAGAAACTAATGCTCAAGAACTGACTTCGCAACAGCAGCCAGACTGGGAATCGGAAGCGCGTAAGTTCCAATCGCTTTACGATAGAGAAAAGTCTGAAAATGACAAATTTAAAAATGTCATGACTTCTTTAGCGGAGAAGCAGCTTCAAGAGCAGGGTTATGGTGATGGCGTCAATCAGATGAGTAATTCAGAACCTTCGCTTTCTGAGGATGAATTTAATCCTTGGGATGCCTACTATAAACCGGATTCGGCTTCATATAAATATAGAGTAGCTCAAGAACAGCGCTCTGTAAGTGAAGCAGTTAATAGTCAACTTGGTCAGATGAATGAGCAAATTATGATTAATAACACGGTTAATGAATTGCGTGGGAAATATAAACTGAACGATAGTGAGGTTAATGAATTCATGGAATTTGCTACAAGACCTACGGAAAAGCTGTCTCTTGATACTTTAGTCAAGGTATGGCGTTCTTCCAATAGCGATGTAAAAAGACCTGAAGTACGCAATTCGGTAGAGGCTGCGAAAGCAGCCAGACAAGCACCACGCAGTCCGGGCGCTTTACAAGGAGCTCCACCAGCAGTCAAGAACGAATTTGATGAGCTGTGGGAGGGAGTAAAGAAAGCCGGAGGCATGGGAAGCAGATTACCTTAATTAAATAAAGAGAGGAAGATAAAATGGCTACAAGTGCAGCTGGTTATGTCCGAGGACAATTAGCCAGTACTGATGTTGCAACTACTGCTGGTCAGAGCCATGCATCCGCGCACGGGGCAACCCCCGATAATCGCCGAATGTATGACTTTAGCGACAGAGTTGCTGAGTTAGCACCAGAAGAGTCTCCTTTCTTTGTATACCTGAGTAAAATAGCAAAAGTACCCACCAGTGACCCAGTATTTAGGTTTCTGGAAAACCGTAGTAAGATTGATTGGACTAATCGTGTACTCTATGCCGATAGCGCTTTAGGCTCTTTGGCAGCTGGAGTATCTGGTGTAGTTAATTTTGATGACGGTTCTGGAGCCAATGTTGATTGGCTGGTAGCGGGTATGGTTGTTGCTGTTGAAGTGGTTGACGGTAAGTCTCATGCGGTATTCCGTATTGATTCTGTTAGTGTTAACTCAACTGAGACAGTATGTGATGTTACTTGTATGAGCGTTGGTAACTCCTCTGAGAGTGGTTACAATGCTGTTGCAGATGGTGACAAAGCACAGGTTATTGGTACTGCGTATGCTGAAGGTTCAGGTTCGCCAGATGTCTGGTCTAGGGCACTAGAAGACGATTTTGGTTACACCCAAATCTTTAAGACGGCAGCAGAAATGACCAATACGTCAATCGCTACTAATTACAGAGGGTATGCAAACGAATGGCAGAGAATCTGGAACCTTAAACTAAGAGAGCATAAGGTCGACATAGAAAGAGCGATGTTATTTGGACAACGCGGTCGGTCAAGTGGAATTCAAACTACAGAAGGTCTAGCAGGGCATATTATTGTTGCTCGCCAAGCACAGTCACCGGGGTCTATTTCATATAGCTCTGGTTCACCTTATTTTGCGGCGGCGGCTTCGACAAGTATGACTTATGATACTTTCTTAAGTGATTTTGAAATACTGTTTGACCCGGCACGTGGCGGAAGTAATAACAAACTCGCCCTTGCTGGTCTACCTGTTATTTCTTATCTAAACAAGGTTGGTAACAATAGCTTTATTGATGTGTCAATTGGAGACCCTGACGATGTTTCTACACGTTATAATTTTCAAGCGTCA